GTCACGTTTGTTTTCAAACACGCTTCTAGAAGAGTATTTATAACAATACATATTTATTAAACATTTTAACGTTCAATAAAAGTGCATTTAAACACTCGACCGTAGTACGAAGATAATAAACGCGTAAAAATTCCCCCAACACTTATGGTTTAAGTACCGGGATAAAAAATCGCTATCGGCTAGCAATTAAAAGCCGTACCTCAATATATTATTTGCTTCTCATATTGAGGAAAAAGAAGTGCTTTCGTGCATAATACGCAATCTTATAAAAGCATAAGAAAAATTGCGATTCGATACTATAATCGATTGATGAAAATTTAAACATAAGTTATTAGAACCGGTGGGCAACCTATGAAATATGTGTACTGATAGTCATCTCTAGCAGCACGTAACAATCCAAAAGAGGCAAAACAAGATGTATTGGAGGTATAGTTAACTCCAGCAATAGCATCATTAGTCTCGTTGTACGCTACATTAGTTGTTGAATTTGTATTAGTAACAAATGAACAATTACCAGTTGAGTAATAGGGTAGGTTTGTGCTCATGCAACCTATACCGTAATCAGATACAGCTATTCCAACAGAACCTCCATTAAGACTTGGAGTTGTTGCTGGTGTAGGAAAAGCATTAGTCACACTTGTACTAACTACTGTCTTACTCGATAAAGCTAGTGTTAAATTTGCTGCATAATTTGCTTGAGTTGCTGGATAAATGGTTGTAGTCATACCACCTCTGTAAAAGGCATAACAATTACCAATATAACTCTGCACATCTCCATACAATGTTGGTGCATTTAAAATACCACTAGCGTTCATAGATATAACACTATGGAAAAACGGGTATACAGATATCGCAGTAGTTGCTCCTGGAAAACTACTTAAAAGGATGGCGTTATTCCTATTTATTAATTGCTTAACACTTGTAAAATATTCTCCAACACTAATTTGGGCATACTGCAAATCAACTCTCGGTATTCTTGAACCACCAATATTATCATTTGCTATCTCTGAACAATCCATTTGAGGACTAAATGCTAAAGGAGCAGCATTTAACGGACATTGAAACTCAAAGTCTTCTCCACATGACCAGTACATCAACAAATCTACAGTTGATGATGCTGTTTCAGGATTTCTAAGCTCATTTAAAACAATTATATCCAGAAAACCAATATTATTTGTAACATTTATGTAATTCAATGCTAAAAGATATGGTAGAGTAAAAGTAAATTCACTACCACATCTTACATCAATGATTTCTCTGAGTGATAATGTTGATGTTGCAAGAGTAGGTGGTGTTTCACTTGAAGATAAAGTTGGAGTAAAAGTTACTTGCAATCTGCCAGAATGAAAATCTGTTTTGACTATTTTTAGAACAAACTTAATACTTCCACGATAACGTTGAAAAACATTTGATAAGTAGTATAATGGTGGACCAACTCCATAAGTTGCTGTATGGGTGGATATAACCTTAGTGCCTGAAGAATACAAAGTTCTGGGACAAATTGACAAACCTGTGACTATTGATGTTCCAGCCACTTGTGATCCGGTCCAAGTGTAATATTGAACTACGGTACTAACTGTTTTTAAAAAATTAAAGCTCATTTCATCATGATCTGAAATTGAATTTTCTGTCATTACTCTAACTTGATTTTGACTTCGTAAAGCTAGAGGATACGAATTGTCAACACCGTCAGATGTTGCACTGTATGGTTGACTCTGCCTTGCAACCATACTCGGAGGTGATTCATTCTTAACCTTTGACCATCCAAAGAAAGATGCTATGCCAGCCAAACCATCAAACGTCCATGCAATTGGAGTAGCAATAGATGTAAGATATGGAATAACTGAAAAGTCATTAGCTATTGATGCTACCGTACTCAAAGCTGAGCTTAAGGGCTTGGTATTCAATGCTTCTTTTTCAGCGTAACTCAAACTTTTAGCCATATACTTCTTATTGGCTCTTGGTCCTTGTGGAACTGTTGGCGCTGCAAGTTCAAAATCTTCGAAGTGTAAATAAACTGAAATAAACGTTGAGGTTTCTCCTGAAGCTCCTGTTCTTAATGGTGCTAGACAAGTAAGGTAAAAGGAACCCCAATCAACTGTAGTAGCCTTTATATCATAAAAATTAGTCGGAGCTATATATGGTATTTTAATAACACCACCCGAATCTCTCAAATCGATCTCAACACATGGTTGCATTCTCTTGCTGGTTATATTAACATTATGCATTGGTGCATATGCGGCATCTACTGCAGAAGCGGTAGTGTAACCGGGTAAATAATGTAATAAAACTTTACCTTGTTGAAACGGATTTGCATTCATTGTGATTGTTATAACTGCTGTCCCACGAACATAAGCATAACCACTTATCTTATTAGCCCATGCTGAATTTGACGCCAAGTAACTACCTATTGAGGCTGGCCCAAATAGCGAATCATTTACAGCATTGGTTGTTGTAAACGAAACAGTGCTAATATAAAACGGTTTTTCAAGAAAATCACGAATTGATTGCTGTTGGATTACTAAATCATCATTAACAGACTTAGTTGTCAAATCAGTTCGATTTATTAAACCTTCATTCCTCATCACTGTTGAAGAATGTTGATCAGAAACAGGTCCATCTGTAACAGTACTAGGCATAAAGGCGCTAGCTTCCTTTTGTGTTAAATTTTCAGCGAGTTAAACTTTAGACGTGCACTTAAACTCATTGTGTATGTCGATCCGGTTTCCTGGGTTTTAGGCGCTAACCTACGGCACCCTGGAAGTAATGGTAAAAACCACACCGTTTTTGGAACTATAAGAGAAATTAGACAATATACTTTTGTTATGCCGGATATTATATTAAAGATAAAGTCTCCAATTTCAATCGCTTGCTACCCTTAGCGTGATGGGGCCATTTTATTTAACGTCTCTGGTCGAAGACGGGATGTTCCATTAGTGAAATTCGCTTTCGCAACTTAGAATATGCTTCATACATAACCTCCAAGTATCTCTCTGTGGGTGGTGATTTATTAATTCTTTGCTTTTCTTTAAGATGAGTGGTGAGAGTTCATTAAACTTTTCCTCTCCCCATAGAGACAATTTGTCAAGCAATGAATCTACAGAGTTATTTACTGCTTCTGGATCTCCGCAATCAGATTTGGTCCAATATGGTGATTCTAATATTGATTCCAACTCTTGTGGTGCTACAAACATACCCTCTAATGGCTCATATCTAAAATGTTGCTTTAAAAAAGTACATTCCTCCAAGGGTCGTGTTCCTCTAATCTCAGAAGTTTTATCTTCCGAAGTATACTTCATGCCAATCTTTGCGAAACCATCAGTCATTACTCCTTGAGTAATATCTTCCAATTCAGGTCCAATGCTCATACCATTATCATCGCCAAAAGTAACTATACGAATGTTTTCTTCTATTAGATCAAAATCGACATTTGCTAAAAGGAATTCTCTTGAATTTTCAATTTGGTAATGGCTACATACTACGACGTATCTAAGAACTATGTTATTGCATATTGAATTTATAAATGTTGTTAAAGGAGTTCCTGATGGGTTTGATCCCATCCACTCATAAGAATAAGTTCCATCTTCAAGAACTGCAATATGTCTCGAGTTAATTACATCCTGAAATAAAATTCTTCTTATTCGCCTTTCTTCCTTCGTTGAATTCGTATAATATGATTCTACGACCTTTAAACAAAACCACATTAGAATCGGACTTAAGCTTCCATCGTAGGATGAGAAATCACCAAATATACATGAGTTGCCAATGGATTTCAAATGTGTTGCAATGTGATGCCAGTCAGATGAATATGGGTTAACACCAACGCAAATACCATTAACTATCTTATTAGATATCAACCATCTAGTAAAATCGCCAAAATACATTCTACAAACAATAGTATAATCTACTGGTGCTGCAGAAAACAATCTAGTTTTTCCTTGTGATACTTTCTCCTGCGATCTTCTTTCATCTTTTAAAAAATCAATATAATGATATTCACATCTAAAATTACGTTTCATCTTATCGATATCTTTATTAACTTTTTCTTTAAGCTTTATAGCATGTTCACTTGTAAAATCAAAGTTTCCTTCCTTTCCAAAAATCTGTTGCTTACCAAATTTAACATCTAGGCAATAAGGATAACCAGCTGAAGTTTTTCTTGGTATTGACTTATAAAAACCCTCAATGCCTTCAACAGATTCTTCAAATGTAAAAATTCTTGGTTTATTGACCGGATCGCGTTCAGAATTAACGTGCATTGACCTTATATAGCTATTGGTACAGGAATATAGGATATCATGGCTAATTGGATGAAAAACTGGACAATATTTTGATCTAGCATTAGCCCATGGATCAATATCACCAATCTTTCTCAACATTGATGGACTGTAGTTACTCGCTCCCCAAGCATTGTGCAATGGTGATTTAATTATCTTGGTTTTTGTTGGTAATGGAACATCTCGCATTTTCCTATTTGTTACATACTTACCACCAAGATCCATCTGCTCAGAAAAACTTGTTATGCTCATCTCATGTTCAATTTGTAAACCTTCATTTCTCTCGAGTAATTTAATAACTTCATTAATATCTTCTCTAAACATAGCAACACTCAAACCTGTTTTACCGTTTCCAGCTGAATGAAATCCAATTAGCTTTGGTGATTTATCTTCACGTGTTGTTATAAACACTGGTAAGCCACACTCTCCATCCATTGTTGCAATATTATATGAGTACATCATTGAGTGATTGAAGAACGTATACGAAACATTACCAACTTTCTTCATAGGACTAGCTTGAAAAGTGACTGACCCTTTTATCACTCTAACCATTAAACCGCTAAATTGACCTCTTAATATTAAGTTTGACGTATGAGGCAAAATATTGGTTATATCTCTATGTGCATGGATATTAGGTAATACGCAGAAAATTATGTCAGCTTTACCAAGGATATCCTCGGCTGTATAGAAATGCTCCTTAATATCGCAAAAAGCATAATTGAAACCTACTGTTGGTTCATAAAATTTAGTAAACTTGATACTCAATTTTGGATCTGACTCGTAAGCTTCACAAAAATTATCGTAATAATGACCAGGCATAACGAAAACTCTTCCCTTCAAAAACATTATCCAACCCTTTTGACCAGCTGAAGATTCAATCTTGTAAGTATTGTGGCGCAATACTGCTGTAACTAAATCTATGGTATTGTTGTTAACTTCACACATTTGCGTTGTAACTCCCGCTTTCTTTGCAACAGCTTTGGCTTTAGCATGGCTTTTGATAATAACTGGGTTAAAAGATTGTGGTGTATGCTTTGTTGGGTGAATGAATTTCCATAATAGTGCTATCAATGGTAATGCAACGGTTAGCGACGTCAAAACTGGGTTTTGCTTTATGAAATTTAGGGGATCATAACATAGTTCATCAAACGAAGTTATTAGTTTTTCTAAAGCATCACTTAAGATCTGTCCACTTGAGACATAATAATGAGAGTGCACCCAATTTTTAAACGGATTATGCACATTCCAACCCTCAGGTGGTTCTTCACCCTTTGTTGCGTCAGCTACTCCTTTTAATATACTGGCGGCTTGAACACTCACGAAAGCTTTTGCTCTTTCCAAATCCCTTGTAGCTTCCTCCATCTGTGGTTTAAATTGAGATCGAAATTTTGTTCTCACATCTCCACCAATTTTAAAAGCATAGTCTTTATGATCAGCCAACATTGAGATCTTGCGTGTAGATGATATCATATGGAATGTTGCAACTTTTTCTACAACCTCATCATACGACAAAGAGTTAGACGTAGTTGTTCCAGACACAACATCATAGGGGAAAAATTCCAAATGATCCATGTTACTAAATCCTTTTGTTAATTTACTTTTATCCAATCTACGAGCCCATAGCTTTTGACCACCGGTGAACAAATTATTGACTGAACGCTCAAGACAATAAAACTCTCTAGGAACACATAGGTATTGATGTTCGTACCGTCTCGTAACTGCTTCTGGTTCTATCATAGAATCGACTTTAATTTTACTAATATTACCTGTTGCAATAACAAAATCGGACAAAAAGTTTGTGCATCCTTTATCTTCAAGATGAGCCATGTGTAAAGGAAATGACCACATATTTATCATTCTAAGTGATGCTAAGAACGATGCGTTCGGTGTGCTTATAGTATCTTTCTGCGCACCAAACTCATCAATCACTGTGAAGTATTGTCCATGGTAACTATCATGATACTCATTCTCAGGTATAAAGTTATATATGTGATCGGCTTGGTTATTTTTATATGAATTAAACTTATCTTCAGGCATACATCGACCAGCAATATCCGTTATAAAAGTTGGTAACATTGTTGTTTTACCAATACCACTAGGACCAACAATCATAACAGCTGTTGGTTCTCTTCTTGGACCATTATTGTGAATATTTGCTCTCTCCATTTTTGATATAAATGGTTTTAACATAGCCAGTAATGTAAGAACTCGTTTCTTATAGTCAATAAATTCCCTACCATTCGGAATCTTCGCATTAATATTATTCAATCGTTTTTCTAATCGTGATAAATCTAATGACGAGTCGTAGTCATACAATCCACCTTTTCTAAAGTAGTCAATTTTCGTTTTAAGATCTTCGTATATACAATCAATTTCAGGAAACATTGATGTATTAACAATTTCCATACCTAAAACGTTTTTAACAAAGTCAACTATTTTCGACATTATTGAAAAGAATGATTCAAACAAAAATGTTAAACCTTCCTTAGCTTTCTTTAACTCAAAACAATTTCTCAAAAAACCAGTTATCTTATCTCCTTTGTATTCCATGTTAAAAGCGACGTAGAATAAATACCCAGTTACTATTTCAAAGAACGAAATTAAACCGTCTGTGGTGTCCATTTGTGGATGAAAATTATCTTCATCTTCTGGTTGGTCAACCCAAAACCACTTATCACTATCACATCCATTATGAAATAGTACTCTTGCAACATGCCATATTCTATCTGGTTTTGCTTGTATTCGCTTGGCACGTGCTTTCATATTTTCATCAAATTGATCTTGATCCTTTAACAGATCTCTAATTCTAGATACTATTCCTTGCATTGCTGCCATTGGACAAAGAACACTAGTTGTTAAATTAATTAATAACATATCAAAAGGATACTTACCGGTTTGAAAATGGCAGTATGTCATACGAACAACATCCAATAAAGCTAATAAATTATCTAAAATGGGATACCTGTAGTAACTACCCATAATTCGTACAAAACTTATTAATATAGATAATAACATATTTTTAAGCTTGTCGTTATCAAACATCCCTTTTATACATTGCCATAATTGTTCAATGACTGGTATGTTATGGTTAACATTGACACCTTCTGTTGCCATATTCTTCAAATTGCTGACAATATTTGATATGGATTCGACTGTTTCAGATAACAATCCAACTTTTAAACCGCTATTTGAAGCATTTAATGCTGCTTCTGAAAGGTTTTTAATAGATTTTTCCATCTCTGGGGAAGAATTAATTGTAACACCGTTTGTGCTAATATCATTTAGAACCCCTACAAAATCATTAACCGAATCTTGTACTGGTTCCTCTATGCATATTTTAACATTTGGAGTAAACATTTGCTCTTCAAACTTGGGAAATTTTAAGTTTTTAGAAGTATACTTTGGCTTCAACTTTGTTGGCTTATTTATATACTTAAAATTGTTGAATTTCTCTCGTTTCGTCAAGAAATTTCGTTTCTTGGAAAAAATTTTATCATTAATACTTGATAATTCGCTTTTGTAACTACCGATACTTTTACAAACGTCAAAGGTAGAGCACATAGTAGGCGCGCAAATCGTAGCGTTTGCCTGTGCTTTTGAACTTTGTGGGGCTTCCACTTCGTATGTGAGATTATTATTATAGTTGTCTGTCATATTGAAAAGTTCATTTAAATGGTTAAGGAGGGTATTTTTATACAGAAATCCAAACTGTTGATATAAGAACCAGATATATCAGCTGGAAATTAATTTATGTAAATTAATTCAAAAACTTGTAGAGTTACGACACTCTACTTGCTATTAATTCCTAATTGTTTCAGGAATTAACCAAGGTGCTGGCTCATCCAGCAGCTTGAGGGCCTCGCTCTCAATGGGCTCGTCCCTGTATGGTCAACTGTCGTAGTAGAACGCACGCATCAGATCAAACATCCGATTAAAATTTAATTAAAATATATAGATTTTAATTCATACTCTTCTTCTTTGTTAAGTATGAGGATTTTACGGTGGTAGTCTACCACTTTTACTAATATCTTTTTATTGAACTATAGTTCTTTTTATTTTTATACTTGCTTTTGGAAATTATTTAGTCTATAGCAACATCATCTTTTAAAGTATTTTGATAATATTGTTTCGACAAGCTCAAACACCACTCTTCTATTGTAATGATTTTGAAGGGTGAAAGTTAACGGGCATTTATAGCCGATAGGCTAACTTGTTAAAGCTCCTAATAAGATATGAGTATTTTCCCTAGGAAGGAAAATACAAAATTGTTTTATTTTAAAACAATGGTTCGCACTAATTAACGATTCATAACATTAAAAAATGTTACACATTGTTAGTATCAAACATGCTTGCTATTTGCGGCTAGCCAAACCGTTTGGAAGCAAGAATTTCCGTAAAAACGGAAACCGCAGGGTGTAAACTCCTCTGTGTTTTTCAAACACCACCTATCACGGCATATTGCGATATACAGTGATAAAAAATATTTATAGTTTCTACACGGAACTATATACTACTTGAATATAATGATT